TCCTTGATAGTTATCAAGGAGGCGGCCCCTGCTCTGTGGCTTACTGCTACGAGCAGGCAATTCCCAGCTCGTAAGACATATTATACACTAACTGTAGAATAAGTCAATAGAAACGAGACGTAGAATATAGCAGTAAATTTCCACGCTGCTACGTGTAGTGGACGCATATTGTAAGGCGAAGGCTGGGCTTGCACCTTGATAGCTATCAAGGAGCGGGAAGGGCGGGATAGCGGAAACGAAGATGGTAAGCAGCTGCATGTGGTGGGAACCCCGGAAACTGGGCTTGCTGTACGGGATAAAACGCATAAGGGATCACTCGACGGATGCAACTGCGTTGCTTCTACAAAATGTCGACTGAAAAGTTCAATGGAATCATGGCTTAAACGTTTCTACGTGATTTTCGACGATGTGTGCACTGAGGTATAAAACGACTTTACAAATAAGGGGTCGAATATTTAGTGGAGAGCCTTATTTCTTCGCTCCACTATATATAAAGCCCGTTTATACCCGGCTTCACTGAGACCAGATTCTCTATTTTTTTTTGTAAAAAAGATATATATATAGAAGGAAATGCCTATGTAAGCCCTTGATTTTTCTTCAAACAAGATGCCGAGGCACGCCGTCGGGTGCTGGCGAGCGGTCGCACGTGGGCGATGCGAATCAAGGACTTACGAGCGTTTAACTGTACAGGGCTACCAAGCAACGAAAAGTTTGTAGAAGCGCCCTCTTCCGCCCCTATATCGCCCTCTGCGCTACGGCACACGGGCCAAAAAATAGGCCGCTATGTGGGCGGCCTGATTCTGTTGCGCGGCTAATTCTGGACTACTGGGTTGTGTAAGCTATTCAATCGAACCCGTCCAGCAGCGTCGTGATTTCGGCCCTATTCACCACAGGTTTTGTAGCAAGGTCGTAGTCGAGCATCCAGCGCCGCGCGCGGTCCAGCTCGGTCGTGGCCACGTGTGCCGCACTCTCCAACCGCGACATCACATTGGCTGGCCTACCTTCTTTCCTAGCGCGCACCAGCTTCAGCCGAGCGTTCAGCGCCTTCCGACGCGAGTCTAGTATGTGGTTCTTGACTACCCGCACGATGAACTCATCCCTTTCCATACATGCCTCCTTGATAGCTATCAAGCTGTGTACCCCACGATACTACCACATGCACGGGGCGATCGACTACTAGGGCGCGAAGCGCACAAAAAAAGGGGCGCAGCCCGAAGGCTGCGCCCCATGCCCTACGTCACTTCACCTTCTTCGCAGCGGCCGCTTTCTTCACGGCCTCCAGTTGCGTCCGCGCTTCCGCGATCAGGTAGTCGAAGTTAGCTGCCTCTTCGAATGCGTCGAGCAGCGCTTCGTCGTTCTTCAGCTGAGCAATCAACTTCGCATTCAGAGTGTCCAATCGATCCTGCGCGGTCGCAGCGGGCTTACCCGCTGCAATGATCTTCGAGTACAGCCCTTGAAGCGAACCCGCGCGATCCTTCACCTTCAGCAGCGAGCCGATCGTGGTAGGCGTGCCGTCCTTCCCATGAGGAACGCTCACTTTCTTGTCAACTGCTTCCGCCACGGTCAGCAGGCGCGTTTTCCTGCTCCACGTCGACGAGGCGACGGTGTCCTTTTGCAACGCGTCGAGCGCCAGATGCACAACCGCGGCACACGGCACGCCAGCCACATGCGCCGCATGAAGAGCCATGATGCATAGGCCGTCGGCTCCGGATGCGGTTTCGACCAAATCCATCGCTCCTCTCAGCTGCTGCACCACCTGCGTCTGCACCTTCTTTTGGGCAGCCGTGAGAATGACTGCCTTCGTGTTCTTCGTGTTCTTCGTGTTCTTCGTTGCCATGATGTAACTCCTATCGACTACGTTTCCGCGTCGGAATGCCCGACGCAGGACTCCACTATACCGTAGGCCTTGATAGATATCAAGGATATCCGGATGCTATGCGATGCTCTGCCCATACCCGTATGATGCGCGGGCGCACGAGAGGAGGCACTACTAGGACACATCCCCACCCGAAGGCAGGGATGAGATGGTCAGAACGTGGCGTCCGGCCTCGCCACGCATGGACGTTCGCACAGCAGATCGAACCCGCCCTTTTGCAGCATGTCCCACACTTGCTGCGCTGCGCTAGTCAGGCGTTCCTCGTCCATCGTCGGGACAGTGACCACGGTTGACAGGGCGCCCGATGTGTAGGGCGGACGGAACCACAGAGTAATCGAAAGCATGATGCACCCTCCGTTGGTGGGGCGGCGCGTGCCGCCCCGGGTTGGTTACAGATAGACCGGCTCGGCTATGAACCAGATCGTGGCGTAGTGCAGTACCTCGGGAAACTGGTTGCGCAGCTCCGCAACTCGACTCGACACGTCGACGGCCCGCACGCCGCGGATTCGCATGACCTCGACCTCGATCATCTTCTGCTTCAAAGGGGCGTCCATCGCGCGACTCTGTACCACGGCCTCTAGTCTATGCGTGGCAACGATGCAACCACTGATACTCTCGGCTAGTCCCATGTCTACGTCCTCCATTGGTGGGGCGGCGCGTGCCGCCCCGGGTTGGTTACAGATCGATCAGCAGGTTCATCGGGCCGCTGAGATGGGCGTGCAGCTTGGTGTAGCCGTCACGCTTCAGCGTGGCGCTGTCGCGGATCGACAGATACGGTCGGCCGCCCGGATACACGGCCATGTCCTTGCCGGCTTCCCAGTCCTTCATGAACGCGTCGGTTGTCTTGTATTGCCGGCCATACGCGCCCATCACGTGGAACTCTGCACTCATGTTACGTCCTCCATTGATGGGGCGGCTCGCGCCGCCCCTTGGTTGATTTACTGCACCGAGTTCATGCGGCGGAGTTCGGCGATCACCCAGCCGCACGGGATGCCGCGCCGCTTGGCATGCAGCGCTGCGAACGCAGCGCCGAAGGTGAGTAGGTCATTGCGGAAGAACCACGCCCATCCATCCGCACGGGCCGTCAGCTTCACTTCTTGTCCGATTGATACGTTCATGTTGCACTCTCCGGTAAGCACCGCGGCGCCAATCGCTGCGGCATGGGACACACTATCCCACAGTCCGATGGTGCAGGCAAGGATACACCCGCTCCTCTGGCCGCCGAGTAAGCATTCTTTTTTCCGACCGACCCCCCGAGGGGGTTTCGCGCCGCGCGAGCCCCGTGCAGTTCATCTGTCTCATAAACAAGTTGACTAGGCATTGCTACTTATACCCTACGCAGACAAGTTGACTAGGCATTGCCACTTATACCCTACGTAAACAAGTTGACTAGGTATTGTTACTTATACCCTACGCAGACAAGTTGGCCAAGAATTGCCACTTATACCCTACGTACATTTTTGTGACAGCAGTATAGACTTATACCCTACGTACCGTTTTGTGGCAGCAGCATAGACTTATACCCTACGTACCGAGCGGTTCCCCTTGACACGGCCTTATACCTACGATACAAGGGTCTCCATGAAACATTGCCCGCGCTGCCAGACCATGAAGGAGCTTGCTGCCTTCGGTCACAACCGTGCCGAAGCGGACGGGTTGGCGGTGTACTGCCGGCCCTGTCACGCGGCAGTCCAGCGCGCTTGGAAGGACGCCAACCGGGAGAAAGTTGCCGCCATGCGCCGCCGCTGGAACAGCAAGGAGCCCACATGAACACGAACCTCGCCACCCTCGATACGGACTTCGACCCCGCCACGCTCGGCTGGCCGGCGTCCCTGCCCCTTGAGATTGCCCTGCGCACTGCCTCCCCCGCGGCGATCCGCGAGGCGTACAACCTGAGCTTGGAGGAGTGGGAGTACCTGAAGGGGCTCCCGGCCTTCCGGCAGGCGGTGGAGGATGCCGTGGCCCGGACGAAGGAAGAGGGGTTCTCCTACCGGACCAAGGCGAGGATGCAGGCGGAGGGGCTGTTGCAGACCTCGTGGTCGATGATCCACAACACGACAGTGCCTCCCGCCGTACGCGCCGACCTCATCAAGTTCACGGCCCGCGTGGCAGGGTACGACAGTGCGTCCAAGGCGGGCGTCGACGGAGGTGCAGGAGGGTCGGGCTTCAGCATCAACATCAACCTCGCCCCGCCGGCCACCGCGCCGCGCGATGACGGCACCATGACCATCACCATGTCTCCCATGGACGCCCTGCCTGCATGAGCGCCAGCACTCTCTCTCTTTACAACGTTGGAGAACTGATATGTCTGATGCATACGTAACTCAGCAGTGGGCGGCGTGGCCCGCCGAAGTTACCGCAGTGCCTGAGCAGGCCGATTGGCTTGGCGTAAGTCAACAGTGTCTGCGCGAGTACGTGCGGGACATCGCTCGTGCGTACTCCCTTCCGACAGCTGTGGGGGTATTCTACCTCGCCCTTCGGGATGGACTGCTGCGCGTCGGATGGGCACCGGTGGGGGCTCCGGCAGGCGCGTTTCCGCTACCGGCGTGCCCCATGGACGCCCTGCCTGCATGAGCGCCATCAGCTACACCCCGCCGCCGACCGTACGGGAGTTCATCGTCGACCGGTTGGAAGGGGAGCTGTTCCACGACTACATCGTCGGCCCGGTGGGTAGCGGCAAGACCACTGGCATCTTTTTCAAGCTGGTGTATCTGGCGCAGATGCAAGCCAAGAGCCCCATCGACGGCGTACGGCGTAGTAAGGCCGTGGTAGTGCGGAATACGTTTCCGCAGCTGCGGGATACGACGATTCCGTCATGGCTGTATTGGTTTCATGACGGCGTAGCGGGTACGTGGAAGGCCACGGACAAGATTTTCGTGCTGAAGTTTGCTGATGTGGAGTGCGAGGTGCTGTTTCGTGCACTCGATACGGCGGAGGACGTGAGCCGAGTGCTCTCGCTGGAAGTGACCTTCGTGCTGCTGGACGAGTTCGTGACGATCGCCAAGGAGGTGGTGGAGGCCATCGCTGCACGTGCCGGGCGGTATCCGCCGGCCATCCACGGCGGGGCGACGAATTGGGGCGTGTGGGGGTCGTCGAACCCGGGCAACGAGGACAGCTGGTGGCACAAGCACCTCGTCGAGGCGGTGCTGCCGGACAACACGAGACTGTTCGTGCAGCCCCCGGGCGACTCGCCGGATGCAGAGAATCTGGAGAACCTGCCGGGCAAGGCGAACTACTACACGTCCCTGAAGAAGGGCAAGTCGGACGAGTGGGTCAAGCAATTCATCCAGTGCCGCTGGGGCAATGCGCTTGACGGGCGGCCGGTGTTCCCCATGTTTCGGCGGGACATCCACGTGTCGAAAGCTCCGCTGCGGGCGAATCCACACCTGCCGCTCATCATCGGACTGGACCCGGGGGTGCGGCATGGAGCCCTCTCCATCGGACAGGAGGACCTGCATGGCCGCCTGTTGATCTACGACGAGATCATCACAGAGCAGATGGGCGGCGAGCGGACGATTACCGAACGGCTGCGGCCGCTGCTGCGGGCGAAGTACGCCGGGTTCAAAGTGCTGGTGGTCCCTGACCCGGCAGCGGCCATACGTGCCGCATCGGATGAGAAGTCGGTGGTCGACGTGTTCCGGAAACACTTCGACGTGAAGTACGACACGAACAACACAATGCCCCCGCGACTGGCGGCAGTGGAGCACTATTTGTGCAGACTGACGGATGTCGGACCGGCGCTGGTGATTGACCCGGGGTGTCGCGCGACAGCGCGTTCGCTGGAGGGCGGGTACAGGTACACAATTTCCAAGACCGGGCAGGACAAGCCGGAACCGGACAAAAACGTGCACAGCCACATAGCAGATGCGGTACAGTATCTCGCGAAGCACTGTCAGAACGCGACCGGGCGCGAGCTTCGGCGTACATCGACAGGGTTCCGGCCACCCCGGTTCAACAACCCCTACACGCTGAGCAGATAGCCCATGGCAGACCTTCCGATCCCCGCAGAGCAGCCGCAGGCACCGACCCCGCTGCCGAGGAACATGGAGGCGCTGGACGCGCTGGGGCGCACCCTGACGACGAGGTTTCAGGACTACGCGCGGGACCGGCGTCTTGCCGAGCTGAAGTGGCTCCAGAACGCGCGGCAGTTTCTCGGCGTCCACGACCCCGAGACCGAGGCCATGCTGGACAAGAACCGGTCCCGCGCCTACCCGCGACTGACCCGGGTGAAGGTCATGAGCATGGTCGCCCGGCTCATGAATCTGCTGTTCCCCACGTCCGAGACGAACTGGACTGTGCAGCCCACCGCCGTGCCGAATCTGTCGCCGGAGGACCTGCGCACCGTGCTCGACCAGCTGGCCACCGAGCTGGGGCAGGAGGGCGGGCCGGACGGCCCGGCGATCGAAGAAGCGATTCGGGCGTTCGCCGCCGAGCGCGCGGTGAATCTGACCAAGGAGATTCAGGACCAGCTCGACGAGCTTGGCGGGGACAAGTCACTCGACTACGTGGCCATGTGCAAGATGGTCGTGCTGTCCGCAGTGCAGTACGGGTGCGGCGTGGTGAAGGGACCGTTCGTGCGCATACAGCAGATCAGGAAGTGGAACAAGGACGCGGTGACGAACACGTTCACGGCCACAGCGGTGCAGGTGCCCCGGCCGATGTTCGAGTTCGTGCACCTGTGGAACTACTACCCCGACATGTCGGCGAAGACGTTTTCGCAGATGGACGGGCAGTTCGAACGCCACATCATGTCGCGCCACCAGTTGCGCAAGCTCGCTGAACGGGAAGACTACTTCGGCGAGGTGATTCTGGAGTATCTGAACACCAACACAGACGGCAACTACAAGCGCCTGCCTCATGAGGTGGAGCTGAAGGCGCTTGGCGTGCAGAACTTCGTCGGTGACCAGAACGGGCGCAAGTACGAGCTGCTTCAGTGGCATGGGTACATCTACGGCACGGACCTGCGCAACGTCGGTGTCGACGTGCCAGAAGACCAGATGTCCGAAGATGTGATGGCCGACATCTGGACGCTCGATGGCAAAGTCATCAAGGCGGACATGGACCCGTGGACAGAGGTGGACACTGGGTACGACGTGGACATGTACCACCACTTCATCTTCGAACACGATGAAACGTCGCTGCTGGGCAACGCGCTGCCCAACATCATGCGCGACTCTCAGCTCGGCGCCACTGCGGCAACCATGCTGATGATGGACAACGCGTCGGTTGCGTGCACGCCGTCTGCGGAGATCAACATGGACCGGCTGTACCCGGGGCAGGACACGGCAGCCATCACGCCGTTCAAGCTGTGGTACACCGAAGGCGGTGGTGTGGAGGCATCACAGCCTGCCGTTCGGCCGATCGCCTACAGCGCGTACATCCCCGAGCTGATTTCCATCATCAAGATGTTCGACGAGCGCGCGGATCAGGAGACCTTCGTCGGCCCGCAGACCGGTGGCGACATGCAGAAAGGGCCGAGCGAGCCGTTCCGCACGGCGGCCGGCGCGTCGATGATCCGTGGCGATGCCGCATTGCCGTTCAAGGACGTGGTGCGGAACTTCGACAGCTTCACGCGCACGGTCATCACCGCACTGGTGGCGTTCAACCACCGGTTCCCGTCCCGGCCTGAGATCATGGGCGACTTCCAGATCGTGGCGCGTGGCGCCACCAGCCTCGTGGCCAAGGAAGTGCGCGGGATGCAGGTGGACACCATGATGCAGACGCTGGCGCCTGAGGACATGGTGTACGTCGACCGCTTCCAGCTGCTCAAGGAGCGCTTCGCCACGCGTGACCTCCCGCGGGATGCGCTGGTGTCGGACGAGGAAGCCAAGCGGATCGAGCAGCAGAACGCGGAGTCTGCGGCGAAGCATGCCAAGCAGATGGACGAGAACATCACCGCGGAGATTCGCAAGACGCTTGCGGACGCACTCAAGGCGGTCACACAGGCCGACAAGAACGCCGCAGCGGCGTCCGCCGAGCAGGTCAACACGGTGCTCGACACGTTGGAACGTGGGTCGGCGTCCGGGAAGGAAGACACGCCTGCGCCAGTCGCCAAAAAGTAACAGGAGACCGAGTGGACCACCGCGAACACAATCGGGCAGCTCGCGAGCTGCTGGAACAGGTGCAACTTCAGCAGGGCGATCCGCTGGCCATCAAGGTCATCGAAGCGCTCAGGCACCGGATCGAGGCGATAAAGCACAGTCTGCTCACCGTATTGCCGGACAGCCTTGAGTACCAGCAAGGGCAGGCCGCAGCGTATGCAGAGCTGCTCAAAGACATTACCGTTCCACACATGAAGCTGCCTAAGAGCTAACCAGAAGATAGGAGAGAGCAATGCCCCCGGAAGAACAGCCCGTCGTAGTGCCGACTGACGAAGACGCGTTTGCGGACGCGTTCGCAGAAGCGACTGAGGTGGCGCCGGCAGCCCCCGCGCCCGAAGCGCCGCCGGCAGCCCCCGCCCCCGCAGCGGAAGGTGAAGTCGCGACTGAAGGCGAAGTCGCATCCGAAGTCGCAACCGAACCGGAGCCGGAGGCGCCGACCACGCTGGCGGAAGAGCTGCGGCTGATGCGCGAGGAGATGCGCGCTGCTGCGACGGCCAAGGCTGAGCCCGAGCCGGAGCCTGTTGTCGAGCCCGCGCCGGAGTCGCAGGAGTTCGCGTTCTCGCCGGACGAACAGGCCGCGCTGACGGCGTTCGAGGCGGACTGGCCGGAGATTTCCGCGGCCAGCAACCTGCGCATGCGGGAGAACAACTTCAAGGTGGTGACGCACATCTTCAATGAGGTGCAGAAGTACCTGAACCCGTACATCAAGACGCTGAACCAGCTGAACGAACAGGCAGTAACGTCTGACGAAGACGCCCACATTGCCGCCATCACGAGCGCGCATTCGGACTACGACGCGGTGTTCGATGACGTTCAGGCGTGGATCAAGGAGCAATCCCCGGCCCGGCAGCGCGCATTCAAGGCGGTGGCCGAAGAAGGCACGGCGGAAGAGGTCATCGACCTGATTTCGGTCTACAAGGAGGTGAAGGGCTTGAAACCTGCGCCGACTGTGGTATCGTCCCCTGCAATAGCACCCGCAGCACCCCCCGCGACCAACAAAGCGGTCCAGCGACTCACGGCGGTGCCATCACGACGCGCGGCGACTTCGACAGCAGGCGACCCCAACGATTTCGACGGGGCGTTCGCGGAGTTCGCTGCCAAGTAACCGATGACACAAGGAGTTTAGCACCATGGCCGCAAATACCACCTATGGGGACATCTCTCCCCGTACCGCTGCATACGCCGTCACCCAGCTGCTGAAGCGTGGCATGCCCTATCTGGCCTTCGAGAAGTTCGGCCAGAGCTACCCGCTGCCCAGCAACGCGACCAAGGTCGCCAAGTTCCGCCGCTACTACCTGTCGGGTTCGACGGGTGCCGCTGGTTCGGGCTCGGCCGCGTCCGCGTGGGCTGTTCCGCTGTCGCTCACGCCGCTCACGGAAGGCGTCACGCCGTCCGGCCGCAAGCTGGCCAACACCGACTACACGGTGACCATCCAGCAGTACGGCGACTACACGACCATCTCCGATGTCATCCTCGACACCCACGAAGATCAGGTGTTGCAGGCCGCCACTGAAGTGCTCGGCGAATCCGCGGCGCTGACCGTGGAAACGCTGCGCTACAACGTCCTGAAGGCCGGCACGAACGTCTTCTACGCCAACGGCTCGGCCACCAGCGCGGTCAACACCGCGTACACGGGTGCGGCTGGTCTGGCCCTTCAGCGTCAGGTGACCACCGCGCTGAACCGCCAGAACGCCAAGAAGATCACCAACATCATCGCGTCGACCCCCGACTACAACACCAAGTCGGTGGAAGCGAGCTACGTGGCGGTGGTCCACCCCGATCTGGAAAGCGACATCCGGGGCATCAGCGGCTTCGTCAAGGTCGCCGACTACGGCCCCCACCACACGCCGTGGGAGAACGAAATCGGCACGGTGGAGCAGGTGCGCTACATCAGCACCACGGTGGCCACGCCGTGGACGGACGCTGGCGGCGCGAAGGGCACGATGCGCTCCACGACCGGTACCAGTGCCGACGTGTATCCCATCCTCATCTTCGCGCGTGATGCGTACGGTCTGGTGCCGCTCAAGGGCAAGTCGTCGCTGACCCCGATGGTGGTCAATCCGAAGCCCGCGCCCGGCGACCCGCTGGCGCAGCGTGGCACGGTCGGCTGGAAGACCTATCAGGCCACGGTCATCCTGAACGACGCGTGGATGGCCCGGGTTGAGGTTGCTGCCACGGCGTAACCCCACATAGGGGGCGGGTGAGCCCGCCCCCTAGTCACATTTCTGGAGAAAGATCATGGCAGGTACCAAGACCGCATCTTCGCAGCAGTACGGCGTCACCAATCGCGCGCTGTTCACGTTCACCACCACGGCCGCGACCGCTGCTGCGACCATCTTCAACGTCGGCTTCCAGCCGACGCACATCGTCGTCGCCGACCTGACGAACCTCGCAGAGTACGAGTGGTTCGAAGGGATGGCCGCCGATTCGTACATCAAGACGATCACGGCGGGCACGCGCACGCAGCCGGCGTCCGCAGGTGTCGCGGTGGCCACGCCCACCACGGGCATCACGGTCGCCGCCGCGGACAACCTCGTGGGCTTCTCCAACGACGGCTCGCTTGCGTCGGTGGTGTCGGCCGCGGCATCGTCCACCACGCTGGGCAACCCGCCGATCGGCACCTCGCTGGGCGCCGGCGCGGTTCGGTTCGGCACCGGCATGGTCCCGGCCTCGTCCACGCTGTACATCATGATGGAAGGCTAACAGCCAGCTGCATGACCGCATGGGGCTTCGGCCCCATGTTTTGGAGGTATCGTGGACAACTGCATTCTGAAGATCGAGAAGCTGGAGAACGGGTACGAGGTCGAGATCGTCGACCCGGACATCCGTGAAGCCAATTCGAAGCCTTCGAAGTCGGGCAAGTATGTGCCGTACGAAGACCCGTGGAAGGGGTTCGCATTCACGGATGTGGACTCGATGCTGAAGTTCATCAAAGAGAAGATTCCGGCGCTTCATCCTCTGGATGAAGACGAGGAGTACAACGAAGCATTCGCGACATCAGTCAAGGAGAAGTGATGGGCATGGAAATCGACAAGCAGAAGGCCCCCGTACCAGCCGCCCCGGTGTTCGACACATCCAAACTGGACACCGCGTCGCAGGCGCCGGACAAGCGCAAGGTGAAGATCGTGCTGGAGGACAACGCAGAAATCCCGCCGACTGGCCAGTTCATCAGTATCAACGGTCGGGCGTACGTGCTCCGTGCAGGTGAGGAGGCGTGGGTCCCGGTGGAGCTGCTGACGGTGCTCGACAGCGCGGTGATGTCCATGCCGATTCTGGAGAATGACCAGATCGTCGGCTTCCGGGATCGCAAGCGCTTCCCCTACTCCGTTATCGAGCGCGAACTGAACTGATGAACGCTGGCGAGCTGCTGGACGAACTTCGTAGGAACATCCTCCGCGACAACTCCTCGTTGGTCGCCGGAGACGATGACCGCTTGTGGAGCGATGACACGCTCATGCGGTACATCAACGAAGGGTACCGGCGGTTCGCCAAGCGCACGCTGATGATTCGGGACGGGTCGACCCCCGAGTTCACGCAGGTGCCGCTGCAAGACGGCGTCACGCTGTACCAGCTCAACCCTGTGGTGCTGACGGTTCGTTCGCTCAAGTACCATGAGGATGTCGGCGACCTGCCGCGCATGTCGCACCAACGGCTCGACACGTCTCCCCGGGCTACCGAAGACACCTACTGGGACGTGAACACGGTGAGCAGCATGGCGCCGGGGCGCCCGCAGACGTGGACGACGGACGAAGAGTTGCGGGCAGGGCCTGACACATCCATCACGCTTCGGGTCTATCCGACCCCCTCTGCAACAGAAGCAGGGAACGTGCTGTACTTGCGGGTGTCGCGCCTGCCGGCCAACAGCATGTCGCTCGACGACACCGAAGCGCTGCCGGAGATTCCTGAGGATTACCACCTCGACATGCTGCACTGGGCAGCGTTTCGTGCGTACTCCAACCACGACGCAGATGGCGGAGACTCCACCGCTGCGACCAAGCACAAGGAAGCGTTCGAAGCCTGTGTCCTCGAAGCCACGCGGGACGCGCATCGCCGCACGTTTGCCACGATGGGCTTCGCGGTAGGTCGCGGCCCGTTCGGCTGGTCGCGCTGATGAAGCTCGACATCTACACCGGCAAGGCGGTCTACCGGGGGTGGCCCAAGGGCGTCGACAACCGGGCGCCGGACCATGCAGTGCCGGAGAACGCTCTGCGCGACGCCGTCAACGTCAACATTCGCACGAGCGGCAAGATCAAGTCCCGTAGCGGGCTGGAGCAGGCCATCGCGTCGCCCGGCGCGCACAGCGTGTTCTCGGACGGGGCGCAGATGCTGTGGGCCACTGCCACGGCGCTGTACCGGTGTGGCGCCGACTTGGCGCCCGAGCTGCTGCTGACCGACTCGCGCCTCGCCGACCCTATCTCCTACGTGGCAGTGAACGGCGACATCTACTGGTCGAACGAAGCCATCAACGGCAAGGTGACCGCGGCCGGCGCGTACGAGCCGTGGGGTATCGAAGTCCCCACCACCGCCCCCACAGCCACAGGCACGACGGTGGGCGCGCTTCCGCGACTCTACGACGTGACGTGCACATTCGTCACCGCCAGCGGTGAAGAGTCGGGCGCGGGGCCGGTCGTGTCGGTACTCTGTGGCGACGAACCGACCATTCGCCTCGCGGGCATCCCTCAGTCCAGCGACTCTCGCGTAGTAGCCACGCGCGTCTACGTGACCAACGTGGACGGCAAGGTCTACTACCGCAACACGGACGTGTCGGCAGGCCAGACAACGGTAACCCTGTCCGGGTTCTTTGCCAATGGCGCTCCGTTGCGTACGCAGTTCAACTCCCCGCCTCCGCCGGGGCAGCTGCTGGCGTACCTGAACGGCGCTATCTATATCGCGTCGGGGTCGACCGTGTGGTACACGGAAGCGCTGCGATACGGAGTGCACGACAACGTCGGCAACTTCTTCATGCATCCCGAGCGGGTCACGTTGTTGGCTGCGGTGCCGGACGGACTGTACATCTCGTCTGACCAGACGTACTTCTACAGCAACGTGGGCACGGAAGACGTGCGCCGCCGCGCGGTGCTGCCCTATCGGGCAGTCGAGGGCGCTGTGACAGAACTGCCCGACACGAAGGACGTGATGTGGTTCTCCGATCGCGGGTTCGTGCGTGGCACGCTCGGCGGGCAGGTCAAGAACGTCACCGAAGACCAGCTGGCGGTGGGCAAGTACGGCCGCGGCGCCATGGGCTTCGACATCACGGACGGCCACCAGTCCGTCATCGCGCTGCTGTCCGATCCGGTGGAAGATGCGGCGCAGAGCCCTGACTACACCGCGGGCGAAGCCTCCCGCGCAGCCGAAGTCCTGTAGCGTGCACGTCAAGCTCTCCTACGACGACGGCCCCACGGCTGCGCCGTGGTTCGGCTTCGCGCGCAAGCAGCTGCAACGGATGGTCGAGACAGGCGCGCTGCGGCGCGTCATCCCCATCGGTGACGTGACCATCACCCTGCGTCGGGTCAGTGACGAGCTGGGGTTTGCGCACATCGCGTCTGGCGTTGGGGCGCTTTTTCTCTTGCTTAATTTGCAGCAGTCGGTGGCTAAGGGCGGGGCGCGAGTTCACGCGTATGGCGAGTTTTGGGCGCCCGGACAAGCAATTAAAGCCGCAAGTTCATACCGCCCCACCGTTGCCGAGTTTGGGGTGGTTTCACGGCCGCTACTTAGGGTCGGCGAGACTCAGGCCGGTGTGGGATATCGTACATGGCCTGAAGCACAGCCGGCGGTAGAGGGGCTGCGCGGCACCGTGTGCCGCGAAGACGGCACGGCATACCTACACTTTGTGCCCAAATTCTACATATGGGACTTCGGAGCGACGCCATATTGGCCGATTACCGGGCTACACCAATTTGGGGTCGATAACGCGAGCGCGTGGCTGTACTTCGGCGAAGGCAGTCCGGACGACTATGACCCGAGCGTTGTGGGGTGGACAGAAGACGCGGCCATGGCTGGGTCCGCAGCTGCCACCGGCATGTACGTGTTTGAGATAGCCCAAGTGTACGAGGTGCGGGGGCGTATCGAAGGGGCACCTGCTGCGTTTGTAGAGGAAAGTCGCAGGCTAGTATCCGACGGGACGGCGGGCACATACGCCGCTGCGACGCTACCAGCCCATGACGGCCTCTGGACGCTCAACGCGTTGCTGTTTGTAGGGTACGCGCGCAACTCGCTATTGGAGGTGCGGTTTGTGTGGGATGGCGTATCGGCCGCGGCAATGCACGTATCAGGGCATAGCTCGGCAATATCTGCGGAGTCCTTGACGGGGGCTCCCACGGCGGTATTCGGCGATCCGCCCGTACTTGTTGGGTTTGTTGGGGCTCCGGCGCAGGTCACGTTTGTCGCAGTAGTGCATACTGCATCGCCAGTACCGGGGCTCCGATATGAGCATCGCATAGTGTTCGCTGTAGGAGACGGCGAGGTGCGTAAGATGTCACATGACTACGCGCTGACATCTGGCGGATCGGAGATGGAACTGCGTAACTTTCCGCGGGATCTGGGGATAACCACTACCCTGCTACAATCGCCGAATGGGATCGCGCCGCAATACTCCTCGTACGGGTCGCATGCGAGGGTAGACGTGGGCGACTTAGCTAATAGGCGTTTTGGGTACGGGTGGCGGCAGCGCGTGTCGCAGTCTGCATACGTGAATGGCGACTCCGCGTTGGTAAATGGACAGACCGTGTACGCGTTTGCGGCAGCTACAAAAGCCGCCGAAGGGAGAACATCGGTACTCCTTCCGGAGCAGCAGTTCTATGCAACAGACGGGTTCGTGGACGCGCTATTTGCGCGCTTGACCGAACTGGCCAACGAGCTGCCGAACTCCGCCGCCAAGACGCAGATGCTGGCCGATCTTGCTTCTCGTGACCTCTCCGGGTATACGCTTCAGATTTAGTGCTACACTCCCCCGAAACCCTTTCCAGTAGGAGCAAACCATGGCCCTCATTCTTCCGGCAGCCAGCGAAAACAACCTCTTGAGTTTCGCGCTGGGGGTCACGGTCCCCGGCAATCAGTACCTCAAGCTGTACGTGACCGATGTGAACACGGCGACCGACTCGCTGGTTGTCGCGGACTTCACGGAGTTCGGAAACACGCTGGGGTACTCGTCCCCGGGTAAGGAACTGACCAAGACCTCGTGGGTTGTGGCGCAGTCGGGTAGCGTGGCGACGGCGACATACGCGGCGCAGACGTGGACGTTCACTGCCGGCACGGCGGTCACGGTGTACGGCTACTACGTGACGGACAAAACCACGGGCTTGCTGCTCTGGTTCGAAAAGTTCGGTTCGGCCAAGGTCGTGCAGAACTCCGGCGACCAGATCATCATCACGCCGACCATCACGCTGTCCAAGGTGTAATCGGGGGTACGCATGGCCACTTACCTCTCCACCGCGTGTAAGAACAACATCCTGAACTGGATCACGGGCGCCGCCACGCCGAGCAACGC